TTGGGTCTGACAACTTCTTCGAGTGTGAGAGTTCCGGGCTCAACGATCTCGATGAATAGACACAGGCCTTCTTCACGTCCGAATCCGTTAATAACTTCATACAGTTGTCCAGGCACGAATCGGTCTTTTATTGATGTAGATTTAGGAATCATTATCTAAAAGGTCCGATCAGTGCGCTGATGAGTAGGTAGAAGAAGATGATCATCGAGGCCTTGAATAGGGCGTCTAGTAACCATATCGTTATCTTACTAAGAACCTGTTTCATTGCACGACTAATCGACGCGGTGCAAGAATCGAACTGGGACACTGAGTGCTTTTGCTTCAACAAGCACTTCATAGTGTTCATCAAAGTCATCAGAACCTAGATAACCCTCTTTGATAATAATCCCAGTCGAACCAGGACTGAGCTTTACCTTTTTGAACTTCATCATCTTCTTACTTAGAGGTTCATTTTTACTAGGAGGTGGATCGTCTGGAAACCAGCCCCAAGGAGATTCAATTCCCTCACAGTCCCAGGGTTCTAGTCTAATCAGGTCATTAGGTTGTAGTTTGATACTCATCTGTTCCTGTTATTAGAAAGAGTTAAGACTCCCATCTCAGTCTCTCTATATAAGATCTATATTCTTATAGTATAGAGTAAATTACAAGCTGTCTTATAGTTTTTTAAATGCAAAATTTCCCCAATTGGGGGATACAAGTCCCAAAGACGGGATAAAAATATCATACTCCCACCCAGTCCAACCGTCCTCTCGTCTGTAAGTTTTACTGACAATAAGTCCCAAAGCTCCGTTAGGAATGATATTGTCAAACTCATCAGTCCAACCTGCGGGATTTACAGAACTCTTCCGATCAGGTGAACCAAATCGAATCAGCTCACCAAGCTTATATGATGGCATCAGCTTAATTACCTCAAGTGTTGAGCTGAGATATCTCAGGTGCTGAGATCTTGTTATTACTTCTTGAACATGAGTCAAGGCCCTCCATGTATTTCTACATGGAGGACCCGATGATTTATGAGTAGTAGACTCATAAAAGAATCTTATTCATAGACTCTAATTTTACAATTAAGTAATGCACTCAACGTGAAGGGCTTCAGGTATAACCTGCTTCCCAAGAAAGACACGTTGTTCAGCTTTTATCTTTTTGTTTGAAGGACGCATAATCCTTATTGTAAAATGACGAATCATATCTTCGATGGGTGCACAATTCTCTTGAAGAGACATCATGAATCTATCTTTAAGCATAGCATTAGCAACACGGGTTGCGCTAGTCTTTACATCCTTGCGGGATTCAATAGACATATTCTTGCCCATTCCTCTAGCATTTAGCTGAAAGACACCCACAGAATTTCCGTGGTCCCCGATCACTGATGGATTGAGATTACTTTCAGCAATTGCATTGACTGTTGCTGCCCTTGCTAGTCTTGGCTTGATTCCTTTGTTAATCAAGACTTGCTCGATTTGAATTGCGACAGCTGCCTTTTGTTTATTAAGTCCCATCTCAAGGGGATGCATCTGAGATGGTTCGTTTTCTGCGATGTAAGAGTCAACAGACACTTCTGTTGACATGAACATTAAAAACAGTAGGATCATCTACAATCAGTTTCAATCGTCGCGCATTAGGTCACCGACGTTGACAGGAATCAGTTGATCCTGCCCGGCGACCTCAATGAGGGCGACTAATGTCCCTGAAGAGCTACCTGCATCCAAGTGGTATCTCGACTTTGCATGGTGGAGTTCACGAACAATTCCGCGAATCTTCCCATTAAAGGCATGATATACCTTATCTCCGACTTTTACCAATTTTCCTCCCTTCAGCAGTTGTCTGGTATTTGGCGATCTTATCAGCTAGTGCTGGACCACCGTCTTCGCCTCTGTCGAGGTCGTCGAGTGTTTGCATGATCTTATCAGGTGTGTCAATCCCACTCTGCTTCAATGTGTCAGCAAGTTTTCTAGCTTCGTCATCTTGCTTTGCAGGAACAGCGCCCTTGGTGCTTGAGATATAATCCTCAATAGCAACCGCAGGTTGTTTCTTTGTCTGATCACCACCGTCATTTTTATCTGACGGTTTTGAATCAGGCTCTGTATCTGTTGAAGGCGCACTGCTGGATGACGCCTCAATGACTTCGCGGATAAGTTGTCTAATCAATGTGTGTTTCATGAAGCACTCGTATTAATTATCTCATCAAGATTGATGAGCCTTAGATGACGATCCCATGCAACATTGAAGTGACCGTCAATCTCAGGACCGTGTGCGTGAATATGACCGTGAATGATCATCTTGGGTTTGAGCTGCTTCTGTAAATTTAGCTCACGATCATTGAATTCAGTTGCAGGCTTATGAACAAATAAAATGTCATTTTCTTTCATAAACTTGACAACATTGTCAAAACCTGACTCACGATACCACTTTTTGCTGAAGTGATCGTGATTTCCCATGATTAACGTCTTATTTCCCTTTAACTTTGGGATAAGAAGGCCAAGCTCCTCCTTCCTGTCAAAGAGACCTGCTGTCATATCACCCACTAGAATTACACGATCACCATCGTCAACAGTGTTATTCCACACGTTGATGATTGCTTCATTCATTTGATACTCATCAGTATAGGGTCTACCACAATATTGAATGATGTTCTTGTGAAAGAAATGCAGGTCTGATGTAAGCCAAGTGTTCACTACATAATAATATGTGTCGAATTCTATTTTTACAACTTACTCATTAATGCCGGAGTTATCCAGTCTTTTAATGATATTAGGCGTGACCCTAGCAGAGCGCGATATGCTCATGCAAAATTCATACAGCTTGTAGGACTTCATGATGTTCTCCATTAACTTTCCACTTGCGGCATAAGAATCTCCTACAGCAGGAGAGCTCTTGGCGTTCTCTTCCACGGGTCACCTCTAAAGTGTTGAAAGGGAGGAGCATGACTTGGCCTCTATCGTTTCGATTAACGTGTCGCACTGATCTGCAGTCATGTGGCCTCCTAAGCATAAATATCATGCCCAGGAGGCCGCATTGATCATGACTTCTTAAGATTCTTGATTGCGTTTTCAACAACGAGATGTGTTTCATACATACGAATTGCTGCATGGACACCGTCTTGCAGGTATCGGTGCAATTCGCTGTTATTGATTTCTCTTACTGGAACCCATTTAGAGCTCTGGTGTTCGTAAATCCCAGTCTTCTTGTTGGGAAGAATTGTCACACTGGGGCATAAAGTCTCAACTGGGTAGAGCAAGACTGACTTCTTGATCACACCTGTCTTGTTATTAATGTTATTGCAAACAATTGGACCATGAACGCCATGCAAGATCTTTGCTACTGACTTCTTTGGATCAAGATCTGCATAGGGATCGTCAATGATCGTTATTCCGCACTCTTCTTGCGTCTCTCTCGCAGCTGCAGAAAAAGAGTCGGCATCAGTTTTCTCAACATGCCCTTTGGGAAGATCATACTTGTTGTATGTCTTCAGCATTAGGACACAAGGTCCTAAGCTTGGATCGTTCCTAAAGATAATGGACCCAGCTGAGACTTCTTGATTAACGTCTTTCATAGTCGTCCTCCAAGCGGATAACATCATCCAGCTCTGTTGTTGACACTTCAACTAGGACAACATCATGATCTAGTGCACCGAATCTGTGCACCGTGCCCTGTGCCACGTGATATGACTCGCCAGCATTTAACTTCTTATCAAAGATGATCCCCTTGGAATCCTGCAGTGTGAGATGCAACGTTCCTTGCATGACGCGAATTGTCTCAATCTTCTTTTCGTGATATTGAAGGCTGAGGCGTTTTCCGGCTTGGATGTAGAGCATCTTTCCGCAATAACGATCAGTCTCTGCCCAGATCTCCTCATGCCCCCAGGGCTTCTTAACAATTCTCATCGTGCCTCCTTGATCATCTTGACAAGGTCAGATGATGACTGTATCTTACCACCCCCGACGCCAAAGATCACGCGACAACCAATCTTTTCACAAATGTCAAACTCTGGAACATTTGACGCTGCATCACGATCTCCACCTTTTGTGAAAGCAACTGGACGAAGAACCTCCAAGGCTCCGGTGACCGTCTGGCCTCCGTCATCCCAGGGAACCACGTAATCGACACCCGCAACTCCGGCGATAATCTCCATTCGCTCAGCAGCATTCATAAACGAATAATTCTTTTTCCGCTTAAGAAAACCATCGCCATTGACAATGACAACAACTTTCGAGTTGTTACCAAGCTCTCTGGCAATTTCAGCAGTCTGCTGGATGCATCTGAGATGACCGACATGCATCGGGTCAAATCCGCCCGATGTCGTGATAAGATCGATACCCCACTCGTCTGCAAATGTGCGTAACTCATGCACATTTTCAAATACTTTACCTGGCATTGACTAACTCCTGTTGTATTAATAATACACGCAGGATGCCAGTGTTCAGGACCCCATTTCTGTTAGCGTCCGCTGCTTCAAGAGATAGACGAATGTCTCGAGAACATCAGCATCATCAGCAAGAAGATTCCCAAGACCCAATGTAAGACCGCCTGCCTCATCGAGAGCAGTGTTCATTTGCTCAATGAATTTAAGCACATCACAGACGAAACTATGACCTGCAGCAGCAATCGCTGTTGACGAAAGGTCAGCGGGTGATGGGTAGCATGTGACGATTTGGGTTGATGCGACCATGAGCTGAGATGGGCAGGCGACGTGTGGTCCTGAAAGACCTACGCCACGCTCGATGACACCGTCGATCATTTCCTCGAATCCACCGTAGATCTTGTCATAGAGCACTGCGTGGTCACCGGAGAAGCTTAACCCCTTTGTCAAGTGGTGTGCTGAGTGGAACCAGACGTAGCCTGCACGAAGATAGGCAGCATATGTGAAGAGGTATTTGCCTTGCAGCTGTGCGACATCAAGGTTGCTGTCGCTACCGGGTTGTATTACAATTATTTCATCCATATCTCTATGTATTCACTATCTGGTGATCTGCCACTCGAATGCCACAAAATCTTGGCGCGCATTTGTCTCATCAACAGGAACACCTGCTTTCCGTTGCTCAGCTATCTTTAGGTTACCCATGGGTGTAACATCGTAGACAGGGTCACCTGACACAATTCTCACACTCTTGACAACACCGGTGAGCTCAACCCCGCAGAATGTCATCACTCTGACGGCAGTACCAGGTGTGTGTCGTCGAGGCGTGACAGATACGGGTTTATCCCATGCTTGGTTATCTGCTGAAGGTGGGAGAGCTGCTGCCCCTGTCCTAACGAGTCTTTTCAATTTTATTATCCTCGCACCAGGAGAGCTTGGCCTCCCGTCGTAACTGTTTTAGTCTATATTCCTTGCGAAGCGCATCACTTCGATCTTCGCAGACCTGACAGGCAGCGAGTGTGACCGGGCGCCTTGTCGCAGTATATTTTGCGCCACCCAAGATCTCGCCATTGTGTTGTCGAACACGCCGAGAAAGATCAGTTGTCACGCCTGTATAAAGAGACCCATCAGCGCATCTGACCATGTAGACCCACCACTGCCCGTCTATTACCTTTTTAATTAGGCACCGATTATACCCTTAATAAACGAATTTTCTTATACCTGGCGTAAACGGGAGTGGTCCCGGCGATTTATCTATGGTGCCCCGTCGGGTGACCGGATCGACGCGAGGTAGAGTTCCAATGCCTCAGTCACTGTTGAAGTGAGTCCGTAGACATCGCCAACATCAAGATCAAAGGCACCGAAGAACTCCTCAAGTTTCCCGTCCTCGATCTCAAAGACAACCTGATTGTCCACTGTGACCTCGATGTTCACAAGGCCCGGAATCTTACTTGTCATCGGAGCTCTCATTGCCACGCATCCACTCGGGAGGATTCCACTCTTCATTGACAATTGAGGCATGATCACGGTCAGGATTCGCAGCCCATTGGGACTTCATCCAACCATCAACGATCTTTCGCCAGAGTGTAACGTCCATCTTGATCCCGACACGAGGACGGGACGTGTCACCATCACGCCAGTCAACTGTTCTCGTCGAGAGTGCAGCATCCCACCCCGAGCCATCAAGCTCGAGGTAGATGTTATTGTTGTCGAAACACTCCTCGTAGAGATGATAAGCGTCATCGTATGATATAGTGCATCTTGTGCTCATGTGCTATATCATACGTGTGACCTCCTAGATGTTCAACCACTCACCATTGTGACGGGTCGACCAAATTCTCTCGTTGTAATTGAGGAGTCGTAGCCTGTGACGGTTGGATCATCACCGAAGCAGTCAATTCCTGTCTTTGACCAAGCTTCTGATTTCACAAAGAGTGCCTGAGCTAGTGCGGCTCCGCCAATGCTTCGAGCCTCAGCAGCGCTGAGAACACGACCAATACCTGGAACTCCGGCACTCCCGTCGGCAAACTCAACCTTGAAAGTGCCCAAGTCCCATGGGTTTCCTGTATTGGGAACCTTGATCCATTTATCTGTCGTCTTGATCTGGAATGCCTTGACCACGACGTTAACACGTGTCCCGGAACCCGTGCCAGCTCCAGCACCCTGACCTCCAGCACCCTGACCTCCAGCACCCTGACCGCCTGCTGCCTTTCCACTACCGGGTTTGATGAAAAGCCAGTGTGGGACAGTCCCCCCTGCCTCGTTGAGCTGCACCTTCTTGGCAGACTCCTTGAGGGGCTGTCTAAGCTCGACTGGGATAACGAAACCGCTCTCGAAGGTGAATGTGTATGTCGTGCCCTTCGCCTTGCAGGTCGCATCAGTTGTGCTCGTGGAGATGCCGCCTTTGTCTGTGTAGAAGACCTGCGTGACAGATCCTTGCTTTGTTCCGTCGTCTGCGACCGCTGAACCGCCCGACTTGACGCCCGGTGAGATCGTCTTTCCTCTGACGTCTGTGAAGGAGAATGGGAGCACCGGAGGTACCGAGGGCGGTTTACTGGAGAACGGGATCTGCTTCTTGATCGTGACAGGTTCACCACCTGTGAATGGGACCGCTGTTGCGATGACTGTGAGCGTTGCATTATCGATTGGTGTTTGGAAGAGCTCACGATTGTCATCATTGACGACGTATTCGAGACGATCACCGAGTTCACTTGGATCGATCACCACTTCGCGGGTCTGGCCCGTGCCTGGGAATTTGACCACGAGCTTGGGAGGTGGACTTGCAGTCGGATCGACACGAATAAACTTGTAGTAGAAGTAGACGTAGTCACGGGGCTTGGGTGCCGGAGTGGGCTGCGCAGTAGGTGGTGTCCCTGTGCTAGAGGTTTGACCACCCGTTGTACCGGTCTCTGTGCTACCAGCTGTTCCTGCTTCGCCCGTGTCAGGTGTTACAGGCGCTTTTGTTGTATCACTCTTGACACTTTCGTCAGGTGGAGTGCTAGCAATAGGGCCCGCATCAAGTCCTAAAACGTTGCTTAAACCAACAAAATTCGTATAGAGTCTTTTTGTGTCATCAGCAATTAGTTTACCCTCGGAGCCAAGTGTAACGAAGTTAGAAAATTTAGGATTTTCTGTCTTGAGGTCGCTAAATGCCTTTTGAGCAGTTGCCTTGACACCTTCTTGACCCAATGCACCATTGTAGTATTCAGGATTTAAATTTTCTGCTGTGTCTTCACCTAATCTTGTGCTGATGGGTGATTTGTACGCAATATCTTTGTCATTATCGAGTAATTCATTGACATAACCATGAAGCTCTGTATTGAATGACCCACCCTTTTTGAAATCACTAAACTTCAAATTGTCTAATTTGTCCATAATCCCAGACAAAATAGGTCTAATTATGTCAATAACTTCTGTTGCTGTTGGTTCACTTCCAGGAGCACTGCCTCCACTCGTGTGACCTGCAAGATCTGCTTCTGCGCCAAATTGTCGTGAAAACTCTCTTAAAGCTTCATAAAGATAAACAAAGCTCTCGGGTTCACCACCAGGCAAATCTTTAGGTGCATTTATCAAAAAATCTGCAATGACTTGATCAGTATTCGAGACAGCATCATTCAAATCGCTAATAAACTTGCGCTTAAAACTTTCTGCTAACTTTGCAGTTTTGTCACCCGTTGAGATCGCTGACTCGTAAATTGATTTCTGGGTGTATGTCGCAAAGCTAGACAGCGGCTCATTTTTATCAAAACTAGCCAGCGCCGCGATGTATGCGTTTAGATACGGATTTCCTACGTAGTAGTCAGTACCGCTTAAATTCTCAGTTTTTATATTGTCAATTTGAGCAGCAATAAGCGACCTGATGGCCGACTTGACACTTTCGTAGTCGGGCAACACCACACCACACGAAAATTTAGCCGGGGCCGTGTATGTTAATCTAAAAGTTTCTGTAACATTATTGACATCAACATCTGCAGTCAATTTAAAGGCAGGTATTTCTACTTTCTTTTGCTCACGCTGGATGCCAAGCCTGCTCACGAGTGCATTTGTGTCTTCAAAAACAAGATCAATAGATTTATCTTGAATTGTTGTTTCAATGTCATATCCAATATTATCAATGACAATTTTACTTGGAACGTAATCTTTTCTAGCGTCCCGCACATATGTCAGAGCCTCAACAGAGGTCATCTTTTCTGGCAGAGGAATTTCTATATAGTAAGAAGACAAGATAACACTTCCTTATTAGAATGTCTTGATGATGTCGATGAACTCTTGAATTGCAGCCTCATCAGCGCTGAATGTTGTCACATCATCTTTAACTGCATAAAGACGCTGGATGAAGGTCGTAAAATTGACATCTTTGACATCACGCATCTCAAAGAATACATCAAGAATAACTGAATTTTCTTGGTGAGTTCTCAAATTGCTTACTGCTTCTCGGACGTCAGGATCGGGAGAGTGATCGATAGCTAGATCGTAAAGTTCTCCTCCTAAAATCGTGAATCCCACGACACCCGCGAGGGCACCTAAAGCTTTTTTAGCCATTTCAGCGCCTGCCGAAGCAACCCAACCAACAGCACTTCCTGCTATGTCTGGTCCCATGCTTCCTGATGCGCCTTTTCCTGATTTTTTAGCTAAAATTTTCGCCGATCTCTCTGCGCCTTTAACAGCAGACACGACATCTGGAGATTTGATCTCCACAGGTATAGAATTGCCTATCGACTGCTCCAATTGTTTAATATTGCGTCCGATAAGGCTTCTTGCGAGTTCTGTCCGGACATCGTATATCAAACCATCAGGTGCGTTTATTAAATCTTCAATGGTATGTGACGCAGCACCTGGTGATTTTTTTACACCTAAAATAGCTAAATCACGCGCAATTTCCTCTCCAAGATCTCCTAAATCAACGAGATCTAACGATTTGACTTCTTTTACAATCTCTCTTTTTGCGTAATCTTCAAATGTCTTGTTAGCAAACTTTTGATGTGTTACATTTTGACCAAAAGATGACAACTCATCAACACTTTGAGCATTTTTCTTTATAAGCTGTCTTAAGTCAGGAGCGACAAATTCATCTATCTCATTTGCAAGCACGCGACGTTCCAAGAACTCGCTCAAAATCGCTTTTAGTTCACTACTTACGTAAGATTCTTGCAAAAGACGAGAATTGAAAGACTCTTTAATTTTTTGCTGTTGTATACGATCTTCTGCATAACGTACAGTCAGTTTGCCTAAACGTTCTAACGCAGGAATTGCCTTAATCCAACCATTTGCAAGCTCAGCACCTGTTGCAGAATTCATAATAAGCGCAACAAAATGTGTCGCCCAATTTTTTAGATTTTCGTCAGGACCATACTCAGCGCCTCTAGAGTCAATTTCTTTAGCTTCTGCAAGAAATTTACATAGTGCTGTTGATGAGTCATATCCCGTTATAGGATCTACAACGTTATCTGCTGCCATTGAAATTTCAATAATGTTGCTATTGACCCAATCAAGAACTTCTTTCTGGTATGCAAGTAAATTATTTAATTTGACTTGCGCTTGTGTGTCTTCTGGCGCATCGGCAGTTTCTGCCGATGCGGCTGGAGGCCGTCGTCTTACTGGCGCTGCTTCTTTGAGTATTTCACGGATAAAGCTATTAAGTGTTTTCATAATTTTCTCTTGATTATAACTATTATGTTGGCTAAAGAGGGGTGGGAATCTTTGAAATCATGCTAGTAACATTTTCCAGGTCATAAGCATCATTTATTTTTTGTGCCGTGTCGTCAGGATTTATGCCTTTGACTTTAAGCCATTTTTTAACCCACTCAGTATCAACAGCGACTGAGCCGATCAAGTCACATACAATCTGGAATGCTGACACGATCCAGCCGATCAATTTGGGCCCAGAATACCCGGGCAATATTAAAAAAGCCATTCTAATAATTGTAAATACTGCACTATCATAGTCTTTTAATTTGATTTGATATATCAAAAGCTGGACTAGCGCCAAAAATTGAGTTGCTAAAGACGCAGGAACTACAATTTCACCAACACCTGGAATTAAGGCCGCGAGAGAGGTTGCAATGTCAACTGCGAGACTTGATGCATATTCATTTGAGCATATCGCAAGATTTAAACCTTGATCATCACTCAAGTCGCCACTAAGAAACTTGCCGTATTGGGTTATGAACTCTTTTGCGTCAAGATTGCATTCACCTTCAAATTTTGAAGTTATACCTTCAACAGTGAAACTAAATGGAGGTGGAAAAACTTTTGATTCCGGATTAAACTCAAACAATCCAAATTTGTCATAAAGTTCGTCAGGACTTAAATCTATAACAAACGATTTGCCTGATTTTCCTGTTTCAAAATCGATACTTTCTACAGGCGTTAGTTTCCATTGCTGCTTTACGACTGGATTAAGTTCGTTAATTTCTTCAAAATTTTTATTATTAAACTGACCAATTTTTTGCTCTACCCATGCCTTAGCAAATGCAGTTGTATCAAATGTCTTAATTTTTTCCTTTAAATCATATTGACGCTCAGCCTCGGCTCTAACTTTTTCATCATTTGCCCAATTTATCAGTGATGTTGTTGGCCTCTTTTTGATTCCCGTAAATAGCAAATTTGGTGTGTTAATTCTAGAAGACAGGTCCGCGACAAATGGATAAATTTTATGAATATCATAATTTGTACTAGGAGAAGGCAGTTTAGTGATTTTTCCATGCAACAAAACGTCTGGGTCTAATAACTTGCCCCAAGGTGAAAGGCTAAAGTTTGTAGCTTTGCTATACTTTTTTGCAACAATAATATCTCTATTGTCATATCTCATTTTACATAAAACAACAAATTGCGGCTCGCCTAACTTGGTAGTCGATACTTTTGACCCAATTATTGAATTATCACCGATGCCATTTTTTTGATCGCTATCGAAACCAGAACTGAATGCTGTCATAACAGCATCAACAGGGTTTACACCGCCTGATTTAGAATCTGATTTCTGGTAATCAACATAAGGATCTGGCGTAAATCCCTCTTGGAGCGGGATTCCTTGAAGAGATTCACGTATAAATCTACGAAGAATTATGCGATCGCTATGACCAGATGACATGTATTTCTCTTGTTAGAATTATATATCGTCTATCTCGTATGACCGTCTGCAATTCCTGTAGCAGCCCAGCTGTCAGGCTTCAACTTGCACTCAAACCCCGATGACCTTGCATAACCAGAAAGTTGGTCTGCTAGAGCCTGTGACAGATTTCCCTTCCTAGTGTTGACATCAAGGTGGACTTCGATATTCTCAGACGGGTAGAGCTGTGACAATTCAAGTGCGATCTCAATAGCGTTCTGCGCCTCCTGCATGATCCTGACAGCTGGAGGTGTCTTGAAGTGCATATTCACTTTAGAAGTCTGGTAGTAATACCTTCCACCTCGGCGCTCTGTCTCGTTGTATAGACAGATCGCATTAGCAAACGTGCAGTTCATCCCCAAGAGGTTGCTATCGCATCCAACAAAGAGCTTACCGCCTGCTTCTATGTGGCTATCGATATCAGATATCAATTCTGCACGAGTAACTCTTGTTCCTGTGCCAGTTCTCCAATTATCATCGAGATGCATCATTACCTCGCTATCTGCACCACGGAAAGGATCAGGCCAAAGAATGCCTGGTGTGCTGCAGATTCTGTGTCACCAATACACAAATTATAAACGCAGAGACCTGCGTTTATAAGGATCGCCAGATTAATAATGATCCGTGAAGGAACTTTGATCACCCTTGCACCGCAGCTCTGAATGCATCTGGGAAGAGGTCCTTATGCTTACCGTAGAAACGTTTCCAATCTGCGTCGAGAATGTAAGTGACAGCGTGATCTGTCTCAGACCTGACTCCGCGACCCACTGACTGGACAATGGTCTTGATCGTCTGCATGGGATACCACCAACTCCAGCGATGCATGCGCTTCTTGACCAGCTTGTCACCGAGTGATGGGTATGGGACTTTGACAAGGACCTGGAATCGTGCGAGATCATCGCGGAGGTCAACGCCCTCTGCCATGCTGGGTGACACAAGAACGGTGGGTTCTTTTGAAGTGAGGTGTTTCTGCAATGCCTCCTCACGGTCTGTCGAATCGTGAAAGATCAAACGATTAGATCGCAGGTTCTTCTTAATGAACTGCGCGACTTTGAATGAGTGTGCGTGGATAATGCCCTTCTGGTTCTTGTGCTCTTTGAGAATCTCTCGAATTGCCTCCACCATCTTGGGTAGAGTCTCATCGATGTGTTCTGACGACATATTTCCAATAGAGAAGACCATGATGGGTCGATTCTCAACTGGAAAGGGTGATTCCTTCGTGATCGAAACACACTGGTCGGGAGGGATACCCAGCGACTCTGCGAATGTGCCTGGGTTGATAATCGTCGCAGACATCATGAGGACCTTCTCACCCAGCCTGAAGAGCGTCTGTTCTGCAAAAGGTGCAACATCGATGGGCTTGAAAGTGATCTTGCCACCAGAACGTCCGATGGGCGGCAGCTGTTCGAAGACCCAATTGTCAGGTGTGTAGACCTGAAGGAATGTTGACAGCTTGTCAGAGTGAGACTTTAGTGCCTCGTACTTCTTTGACAGGTCGGCGTATTCTTTCTCGTGACCCTCTAGGCCCTTGAATTCCTCGACGTCGCGTGCCATCTCGATCACGACGCGCGCGACCTCAAGTTGATATGTGTCCTTGAACCACTTCATCGCCTGTGCTGCAGTCGTCACCTCAGGCCACTCAAGACCGAGTCCGTTCGCAGTCCGATCTGTCACAGTGATCTCAATGAATCGAGAGAGCTCGCCCTCGGCGTTGTGTGCCTCATCGATCACCAGAAGGTTTCGACGACCGATCTTGTCACCGTAGTTTGCAGCAGTTAGTGCATAGGAGAAGTTGGTAACAGACTCAGGTGACTCCAGGAAGTCCTTGCGGGTCTTCTTATACACGCAGTTGAACATGCAAGACTTGAAGAACTTAGAAGACTTGTCTGCAGCCTTCAGCATCTGCATGCCTTCGGAGCAGGTCACCTTCTTGAAGTGAGAGCACTTGTAGTTTGTTGCTGACTTGATCTCACGCATGGTGCCCGAAGTCCCTCCGAAGTCATTGCAGTATTGCTCCTGCAGGATCTTCTGCGTGGTGAGGAACCATGCGCCCTTCTGGACGTTTGGTGGCGCCAGCGTGTTAGCCTCCAGATACCGTGCCACAGTGACACCAATCGCTGACTTGCCGATGCCGGTTCCGAGATCTGCGATCACAAAACGTTTGTTATCTTCGATGAAAGAACGAAGGATGAAATTAATCGCCTCTTCCTGCTCGGGGCGCGGCTGGCTGAATGGGAAGAATGCAATCCACTCGTCTTTATTGATCTTGCTCACGCCTTGTCTCCGATAGGATTATACCAACTGGGTGTGGGTCCATGACCCCACTTTGCCATGTGTGTCTTTTTCATGTTGTAGTAATTGCGATACGAACCGACAGGATCGCCGTCGATCTTGCATTCATCAGGCATACACACGGCGAAGGGAGTCATTCCGACAGGATCATCGACACGCGTCTCGAATGTAGGCGGGATGTGACGATTAAGCCATCGGTGAATATCATGACTCTTGTGAACCTTGCCATAGCGCCGTGTGTATTCATCACAAAGAGCAAGGCCTAACCGGCTATGCCAGAAATAATTTCCCCACACTTTCTGTGTCCACTGTGTGCAAGGATGGTTCACATGTGTCATCTTCCAGGGCGGCTGAAGATCTTTTGGCACATTGTCGTAGAGCCATAGTTGGAGTTGCTTCTGCTTCATGGACGGCGCCTTGAGCATCCGTGCCCAACCCAACCAGTGAGCTGTGCAAAGCATTTGTCCTGCCTCAAGTATCATCTTCACGTTGTGGCGGTCTGCGTGGTCACGAGCGGCACGACCAGGATCTTCACTCAGCACAAAGATATTCACGATTCCTCACATGATTTGTGAATTGGCGGTTGTATTCATAGAGAATTATATTGCCTGTCTGTGCAGTGTTCAAGCACGCACCCACACCGGGCATAGGGATCATCACAACATCTGAATTGTGGATGATCTCTTCGGGCACACCCCAGTTCTCATTTCCCAAGACAATGCATGTCTTACGGTTAAAATCAAACTCGTAGTTATCTAATTCAACTGCGTGATCTCTCAATTCAGCAGAAACCAAAAGCATATCACTGGATCTTGCGTGTTCAAGGAGCGCATGAGGCGTTGAGTGTGAAATGAGATTCACGTAGTCAATAAGCGAACCTGAAACACTACTTAAAAAGTTACGTTCAGGAATATTACCAACCACGTGAATCTCATAACAGCCAAAACATGCTGCTGCCCTGATGATATAGCCTAGATTCTCGTCACAACCAAAATTTACAGTTGCGATAGCAAGTGGATATGACTTCGCAGAATCTCTGCGTGAGTTATACCTGTCCCTGCGACTGTTCGTTCGAAATGTTGGAAAATGCACTAGACACCTTCACTTCAAGGATTTCCCAATACTGGATCCCGCCAGGAGACTGAACTTCGATTTCATCACCTACAGTGTGTCCTAAGAGCGCCTGTCCGAATGGAGATGTAAAACTAATCTCAGATCGTGATGTGCCCTCCATCTCACCCACAATTCTAACCCAGCGCTTAGTTTGGGTCTCCGTATTTAGAATGAATACATCAGTCCCGTAATCAACAACACCTGTAAAATCAATATTATCAATAACGTCCGAATTATTGATCATTCTTTCAAGCTCAGCAATACGATTTTGGTATTTACTCTGATCTTGTTGGGCATGCATCATTTCATCGTTTTCTTCGTTGTTGGAAAATTCTCGTGCTTTTTCAATCGCAGGAATTGTTACTTCCAACATTTCTTTTTGAAGACTTTGGAGTTGACGCATGAGACGAACGTAAGTGTGTCGTGAGAGCTTATTTCTCACGCGTTCTCCAGGACATCAAGGATGTTATCGAGCTCATCACGATTGTCAACACTCTCGCGTACCTTGATGATTCGCATAGCGGCCTTAAAAGCCTTGATGTCAATCTTGCCCTTGAAATCTTCGAGTGCTGTCTTGCGGTCTTCTTGTAGGAGCTTGATCTCGTTATCGATTGATGTAATCTTCTCGACTAGGTCCTTGATGTCGTCTTGCATACTCATTAGTTCTGCCTCCAGTGTGAGATTATTATACGCTAAAATCGTTTGTTTACACGGGTCACACTTTAAAATAGTGTGCCTGCGGGTGATGAATAACTATCGCGCAAGTAGAAAGCTCTGGATAGAGTTGCTCATCTGCGTCCATTGAAACTCCAATCCGCCGCGCCTGAAGTAGATTAAGAACCTTACGCTGGTCTGCCATGTCGGGGACAGCGGGGTATCCCCAGGCGTACCGGCAGCCGCGATACTGCTTGTGGAAGAAATCCTTGATGTCGTGCGAATCTTCTTCTGTGATACTCCACTCCTTTCTAATCAGCGCGTGTACATACTCAGCAGTCGCTTCGGCAGTTTCAGCACCAAGCCCGTGCAGGTAGAGGTAGTCTGTGTACTTATTCTCTTCGAAAAGCACCTTGGTCACGTCAGACAATTTCTCACCAACCGTGACAGCCATCAAGCCGACGATGTCGCCTTCTGGATTGATGTAGTCAACAATACACAGACCGTCACCTTCGCTGGTCTTCTGCCTCGGGAAGTCTAATCTTGTGCCGTCCTCAAATATAAGACTGTCATTTTCTCTACGCACACTGAACGTGCCGTAGATCGCGCGTGGTGCCAAAATCTTGCGTTCAGAAGCATCTCTGATTAGCTCATTTAGCTTAGGTTGCGCGAAAGTCTTAAGCTGGTCTGCATGCTCCTCAAGTGTTAGATTCTTGCGGAGGAAACCCCACTGGTGCTTGAATAGAACGTCCTTGTTAATGTAAGGAACGACAGCGTTGAGAGGAATGTCAACAACGCTGGTGCCCAAGCTGGTCGACGGAAGTGGCACTTGCCGGATTACTTCAGTGTCACGCTTGTCAACAGGGACCGGCCTGTTTTTTTGTCGAAGAATAGGTTGAGTATCTTCTGATGCTTTTCCTAGATCCTTCATGAATTGTAAACCTGAAAAGGCGTCTCTCGCATACGTGACTCTACGTCCGTAAGCTTCTGAACATTCTGCTTCAACGTAGCCGCGTGTGAGAGCCGCACCACCAAGGACGACGGGCGTTGTAATGCCTTGACGACGCATCTCCTCGAGGTTCTCACGCATAATGACTGTGCTCTTGACAAGGAGACCGCTCATTCCAATAGCATCTGCATTGTGCTCCTTTGCAGCCTTGATAATCTGGTCAACAGGCTGTTTGATTCCTAGATTGACGACCTTATAACCGTTATTGCTTAGGATGATGTCAACCAAGTTCTTCCCAATGTCGTGGACGTCTCCGCGGACTGTTGCCAACACCATTGTTCCCTTCGCAGGACCTGAATCCTTGTCCATCTTCGGCTCGAGATATGAGACTGCAGCTTTCATAGTTTCTGCTGATTGAAGGACGAATGGCAACTGCATCTGTCCTGAACCGAAGAGGTCTCCAACCACCTTCATGCCTTCAAGAAGAATCTCATTGATGATCTGAAGTGGGTTAAACTTTGTCAATGCGCTATCAAGATCTGCTTCCATTCCATTTCTATTGCCGTCGACAATGCGCTCCTTGAGACGTTCCTCGACAGTCAGGTCCTGCCTAGCGACCTTTGGCTCAACCTTTACATCTGCAAAAACTTCAAGGAACTTCTGGAGGGGATCATGCCCTGGGTAGCGCTGGTCAAGAATAAGATCCTTGCATGCAGTTAACTGATCCTGCGTGATCTTGTGAAGAGGCAATATCTTGTCGGCATGAATGATCGCAGCGGTGAGACCGTGATCCTTTGCCATGTGCATGAACACTGAATTGAGAATTTGTCTTGCTGCAGGATTAAAACCGAAGCTGATGTTTGACAGACCAAGGATAATTCCACTTTCAGGGAACTCCTCGCGAATAGCCTTCATCCCCTGAAGCGTTGCGATCGCAAGCTTTCGGTCATCTTCCTGACCCGTAGCGAGAGTAAATGTGAGAGGATCAAAGAGAATGTCAGATGGACGCATGCCGTGACGATTCACTGCAAGGTCGAATATCCTCCTGGCAATCTCTAACTTCCTGCTAGCTGTCTTTGCCATTCCCGCTTCGTCGATTGTAAGGGCAATGACTGCTGCTCCGTGCTTTCGACAGAGACGGCAAATAAGGTCAAGCTTCTCCTCACCATCTTCTAGATTAATAGAGTTGACGATTGCCTTACCACCAATCCGCTTTAATGCTGCCTCAATTACAGGAACCTCGGTGGAGTCGACAACAATTGGTCCTTGTGCGGCAGTGTTAAGTCGGAAGATAAGCTCAGACATGTCTGACTTTTCATCCTTGCCAACAAATGCAGTGCACACGTCGATTGCATGACTTCCAGTCTTTAGCTGCTGCTTAGCCATGTCAACCATTCCATCCCAGTCACGAGCGTCAAGGAGGCGTTTGAATTGACGTGATCCGTTGGCATTCGTCCTCTCACCCACAGCTAGAATATCTGCATCAAGTTTTAAAGATTGCGGGTAGTAAAGAGATGATGCTGCAGGTTGAAACTCAACATTTCGAATTTTAGGCTTAAGATTAAGCAACTTGCCAGAGACAGCAGCAATATGATCAGGTGTAGATCCACAACAGCCACCAACAAGATTGACACCGTCTTCTAGGACAAAACGCTCATGCCAGTTTGCAAGATCTGCAGGAGAAAGTGGATAACAAGTCTTGCCATTGACAAGATGCGGCAACCCTGCATTGGGTTGCACCGAGATTTTCGCTGTTGAATTTCGAGAAAGCCACCTGACATGTGATGCCATCTCCTGGGGTCCTGTTGCACAGTTGAGCCCAACAACGTCAACATTGTATGGTGAGATAATCGTTGACATCGCTGAGATGTCTGTTCCGACAAGCATCGTTCCTGTTGTCTCAATTGTTGCCTGGACGATAATAGGAACTCTTCGACCCAGATCGGCAAAGACTTCATGCGCCGCTGCGACGGCACACTTTGCCTGAAGCGGGTCTTGACAAGTTTCAATAATCAGTAAGTCAACGCCGCCGTCCATGAGACCACGAATCTGACGCTTGTATCCTTCAAGCATCGTGTCCCACGTGATATGACCGAGAGAAGGTAGCCTTGTGCCTGGTCCAATGCTACCTGCAACAAATCGAGGTCGTGCAGCAGTCTCATAATCAATTGCTGCAGTGCGAGCAATTTCTGCAGCGCGTTTGTTAATAACATGCGTTTGATCGTGAAGATCAAACTCTGATAGGACCCACGGCATTGCGCCAAATGTATTTGTCTCAACAATGTCAGAGCCTGCAGAGAAATATCGTCTATGAATTTCCTCAACGACATCGGGTCGTGTCAGGTTGAGAACTTCAGAGCAGTTCTCAAGTCCGTTAAAGTCTGCGACAGGAAGATTGAACGTATGGATCTGCGTCCCCATCCCGCCATCAAAAACAAGGATGCGCTCAGAGAGCGCATCCAAGAAAAGTGAGTCAGTTTTGATATTTGTCATGATGCAATTATATCAACTAAATTCCTCGTTTTCATCCTTCACAATGAACTCTTGCATTTCAATCCCATCTTCATTAACAAAGGTCCCAAGCGTAACATCAGGATCCTCCTCGACGACGGTCTTCATTGCCATTGTCATGTAAAGAAAATTCATATAGTCTTCGACGTCAATTGCGATGGAAACATTCCCGAAGTAAAAGAAGACCTGTTTAGTCTCTGGATCGTATGTACAAGAATCCATGTTGTTTAATCCTTATGTGTCTACTTATCACGAAGCATATCGAAAACACCTGCCTGGAATCGAGGATCTGCTGCAATACGCCGGACATCATCATTGGAGGCATTCTCGCCATAGGCCTCGAGGACACCGCGAGCGATCTTATCGAGTGCATTAACGAGAACGTGTCGTGCAGTTGAGTGATTCATCTTGTGACCCTTGGCAGTCATCGCCTCGGCGATTTCCCTGTAGCCAAGGCCACCATCAAAAGAAGCAGAGGTAGAGTAACCGTGAACGGACTTGTGTCCCTTGGGCATAGGCATATTACTTGTTCTCCTGAGTCTGAAGGGTGTTAGGAAGATTTGAGATGTCATTCACGTCTGCAACACCAAAACGAAGACGTAGAACCTGCTCCTCACGAGGTGTAAGGTCATCAAAGCAATTCTTAATTGCAGCGAAAACCTTGTCGTAATCAAGACGCTCATCTGGCGATGCGATTCGATCATCCTCGATCGTCTCAACAATCTTCTTGCCGGAGTCGTCACGAACCATTGCGTCAAGAGAGACCAGATTACGTGTATTGTAACCCATGGTGATCTCTTCGACGGAATTCAGAGAGACGTTAAGCATCTCAGCGATCTCCTGATTCGTGGGTCGCTGGCCGAAATCATCCTCGTACTCTGCAACAAACGTATTGATCTTGTAGGCAAGAGAAGACATGTGTGCAGGAACGCGAATGTCTGAGGCATTGTCGGTCACGTGGCGACGGACTGCCTGCTTGATCCACCACGAAGCATAAGTGGAGAACTTGAATCCTCGACGCCAGTCGAAGCGATCGACTGCCTTGATGAGGCCAACATTGGACTCCTGGATTAGATCTTCCAGATTCGCACCCGACTTCTGGTACTTCTTAGCAATGCTGATTGCAAGACGAAGATTAGACTCAATCATCTTGGAACGTGCTGCCATGTCACCTGACTCAATGCGCTTAGAAAGGTCGATTTCCTCCTGGTGGGTGAGAAGCTTGCCCTTGCCGACGTGCTTAAAGTAGGTGTCCATCATGTCGCTCATCTAGTTATCTCCTTGTGAGCCATCATACCATTCGATCGTTTCGTTGCACGAAAACAAGGCCCGCACGAGGCGGGCCTTGCGTTAGGTTAGACTATCAGCGAATCTCAATCTTACGACGAGACTCACTGGTACCACTCTTGTATGGGAGATCAAGAGTTAGAATGCCTGCATCATATGATGCCTCAATACGCTCAGAGTCAATAGAGCGTGGGATGACCCAAGAACGCTTGACTGAGGTTGCCCCGAACTCGCGGCGTGTGTATTCGTGCTTTGCATCAGAGCGCTTTGCGGTCACAGAAAGCGTACCATTTGCTGCATCGATGTCAATGTCAGATCGACTAAAGCCGGGAAGCTCGATCTCAAGTGTCATACCATTCTTTGACTGGTAAACATTTGCACGAGGCTCATAGTTGTTGCTATTCATATTGTTGACAAAATCACTAAAAAAATCTGTAGAACGAACAAGACTCATATGTAACTCCTTACTCATACCATTTAGACACAAATTTGTGAATATGGTAACGATAATTTAATGGTTATTTTCCTTTGGGAAGTTGCGCGCGCGGGCTACACGAATGTCATACTCGCGCTGGACATAACAGAAATCCTCTTCAAGACGAGATGTGTCAGTCTTATTTCGCTTGCCTGTACGAATCTTCTCCTGTAGAGTGTTGAGGAGGTATTCGATCTCGTGATTTTCCTTTACGCCTAGCTCATCAAATGTACCGATTCTCAAGTTGTCTCCTTGTCGTGTTAGACAAAATAATAATAAAGTGTGATCGTTACTTTTACAATTTTTACTTAAAGACCATGATGTTTTTCTTTAGATACTTCGTTAAAAGATTCTGAAGTTTTTCATCATCACATTTAACCCTAACATTTATAACAAAACCTGCACGCTCACGAACAGGTTCTGATACATCTGTCAAGATTCGCTCTTTGTGAAGGAGCGAAATTGCAATATCAAGTAAGTCTTTTTGCAGTGAATAAAGCTTACGTACCATTAGATGACGATGGGTTCACCTTTGAATACTACAGGGCGAGCACCTAGTTTTTCAACCTTTACGATTTTAACGCCCTTTAGAGCCTTAATTGACTTGCAGAGGCGGACGAGGTTGAAATAGATACTACCAGGAACGGGTAGGAATTTAACATAAATGTCTGCAACTGTTCCCTCAACAGACGAGCGCTCAACTCTGTCTGTTTGGCCGACAACGGCAACAGAGGGCAGAATTCTGACAAGTGTCATCATATCAGGGACGTGTGCATCGACGTCCATTTTGATTGAGAGCTCTACTTTGAGCATCTTAGATGCAAGATGCTTGTCTTCATGCAGTTTCATATTAAATAACTACCCGCTGAGAATATCTATCACTCAACGTCCCGAGCATCCTCAACTAGCGCACAACCTGCTGTCAACATCATTCCTGCAGCTGATGCAGCATTTTTCAGCGCGCACCTCACGACACGAAGTGGGTCAATGATTTCCATTTCCATCATGTCGCCATACGTGTCGGTGTAAGCATTGTAGCCATGACGTTCGCTGAGTTCGAGAACCTTGGCAAAGACGACATCAGCAACTCCTCCGCTATTCTGGACAATCTGCTTAAGTGGAGCATAGCATGCTAATTTAGCAACATGGAATCCTGCATTGACTGCATCATAAGCGCCAGGTGGAGGCTTAAGAAGCTTTCCAGCCCGTGCGAGAGCAACTCCGCCGCCAGGAAGAATCCCCTCCTTCATTGCTGCCTGTGTTGCGTGAAGTGCGTCATCAACTCTGTCACGTCGTTCACGAAGTTCAGCTTCTGTTGCACCCCCTACCCTTAGGACGGCAACTCCGCCTGCAAGATGTGACAGGCGCTGGCGGAGAAAGTGTCGATGATCATCATCAATAGTATTTCCCAGTGTCGACATAATCTCTTCAGTCCTGAGATTGCGTTGAGTTACATCGGTTTTGCAACCCACGAGCACTGTCTCTGATCTTGAAATGATTGCTTTATTGCATGCACCCAGTTTGTCAAGATTGATCGTGTTTAATGTTGCAATATCAGCTGCGTGGATAACGGTTGTTCCTAGAATTACTGCGAGATCTTGCATCGTGTCATAACGTTGCTCTCCGAGTCCAGGCGCTCTAATTGCACAAACCTTCAATGCACCACGCATTTTATTGACAACCAAGCCCTGCATTGCATCGCCATCAATGTCATCAGCAATGATAAGAAGCGATCGTTGCTCGTTTAGGACACGCTCTAGAAATCCTGTGATCTCCTTGAGGCTATCAATACGCTTATTGCAGACTAGAACAACAGGTTTTTCAAGCTCACAAACCATCTTATCTTGATTTGTGACAAAGTAGGGAGAAAGATACCCGCGCTCAATCCGCGCGCCGTCGACCACGTTTAGGCTGCTACTGAATCCTTTGGCTTCCTCAACGGTGACGACGCCATTCTCGCCGACGGTCAAAATTGCATTTGCAATCATTTTTCCAAGTTCGACCTCACCATTTGCTGAGACGGTTGCAACTTGACGAATCTCATCATCAGATGAGACAGGGACAGCCTGCGATGTCAAAGTTTCAACAAGCGCCTCAACAGCAAGATCAATTCCCTTCTTGATATCTGTTGGTGAGTATCCTGCCGCAACCATCTTCAGGCCTTCATTGAACATTGCCTGCGTTAGGACAGTCGAGGTCGTTGTTCCGTCACCGGCTTCTTCGGCAGTTCTTGATGCTGCCTCTTTAATCATTTGAACACCAAGATTGGCAACTCTGTCACGCAAATTGATTGCCCTGGCAACGGTCACACCATCTTTTGTCAATGTGGGATGCGCACCTGGATTCTCAATTAGGACATTCTTGCCTCGCGGGCCCATTGTGACCTTGACAGCATCAGCAAGTATATTAACGCCCTTTAGGATACGCTCACGTGTCTCAATGTCAAAAAGAACAATTTTGTCAGATGTATCTGTCATTCTAATCCCTTAAGATCTGGCGTCTTGCAGCGCTGGTTTGTTCAAGGACATTGTTTAGATGACGCCGAACTCCAGTGACAACGTCTTCAGCGATGCATACATCACCAACAATTTTAACAATCTCTGTCTGTGAGATTGCACCTGTCTCTCTAAGTAATTGCGTCTTTGACGCATCAAGAATTCTTTCCATATTCATAAAGTAATCACATAATCCTTAAAGTAAAGGGGCAAACGTCTTGGTGTAGTTTTTCCAAGCCGTGTCATTGACCATCGAAAAGAACTTGTATTCACGAAATAGGCTGCGAACGGAATCCATATTTGGAACACCCGCTGTCGTCTGGATTCCATCATGCATGCCTGTCTTAAAGCGGATCAATTCAAGATTGCGCTTGAACTGGGGACCAAGCACAGAATCTGCAAGAACCTTTTCAATCTTAACAGGATCGGCAACAATTTTCAATGCTTTCCCATCGGTCATTCCATCGACGCGAGGAACGTTGTCAGTCTTGTCGCCTCGAAGCGCCTTCCACGTGACATAATCATACTCGGTCCCGTTGACGTATTCCTTCTTAACGGGATTATAAAGCTTGATTTTATTATTGGGTTTGACAAGCTGAATAAAGTCTGTGTCGGTGGAAACTACAGTGCAATCATCTTCGGGATGAACGTCGAGGCAAAGTGATGCAATTGTATCATCACACTCCAACTCGGGATGACGGGCTAGTGTAACAGGAAAACCACTCAATGCCTCAAGAATCATCTTCTTCTGTCGACGAAATTCAGCCATCTCCGCGGCCTGTTGAGTGCCTTCTTCGATTACACGATTTGCCTTGTATTCGGAATCTGCGGCAAGACGATGTGCTGGAACGCCCTCGAGCACGAGGTAGATGAGATCGGGCTTGATCTCTGCAATGATGGGCCGAAGACTCCTAAAGAAGTTGAACACAATGTAGGCATCACCTTGCCGCATGCCGAACCGCGCGCGATGCATGAGATTATACCCGTCAAGTAGTGCGATCTTCATCTTTGCTCCTGCTTAGATTATAAACCACTACTCGTTTTGTTGCACGACATCTTCGATTGCATGGGTGAAATTACCCTCGGCTGTCGATCGTGCTCTAATCAACATGTTGTCAATTGTTTCGACGGCGTTCTTGATCATGTGATTGCGCAATTCATCAAGTGACGTAAAATGAGTCGCATCAAGATCATTGAGATTTGCAGATGATCGGGTTTTATTGGGCAACTGAACGACGTAGGATGTGTCGGGTGGCTCATTAAACCTACGTCTCACGACCTGCTCAACGACTCTAACAGGAATGATCTTCATCTCTTCATTCAAGAGAAGATACAGAATTTGTCCAACTTCAAACGTCATAAAGGCTCCTTAACTGCATTATACAGCAAAGGAGCCTTTATTACAATGTTTGTTTTATTTAGCGGAAGCCTGGGCCGAGGAAGCCACGGGATACTTTGCCCTGACCTGATGCTGCAGGAGCGCGGTCACCGTAAAGCCAGCGCGAACCGGACTCGGTGTTATTAAGGATGTCCTTGATCTCTGTGCGGACCTGAGTGCGGACCTTGGCCTCCTCGAGGCGGCGGTCTCTCATGTCAACGAGGGCTTCCATGAGTGCCATCTCGTCAACTTCATAGACAACCTCGTCCATATCCATCTCATCGTCGGTAGCGTGCATCTCGAGGACTTCATCTTCCTCTGCAACTGGTGCCTTTGCAGCGGGTGCAGCAGGCTTTGCTGCAGGTGCTGCTACCTTGGGAGCGGGGGCTGCGACCTTAGCAGGAGCGCTAGGTGCTGCAGGTGCTGCCTTGGGAGCAGGTGTAACTGGTGCAGTGCCCTCGCGGAGCACGCCCGCAGAGCCTGCAGACTGAAGGCCTGCGAGGACTGCAATACGATCAACATTGAAATTCATGTGAACATCTCCACAATTCTGTATTATATCTATTACGTCTTATGGAAATTTAAGCAATTTTTGAGCGAATATTGTCGGTTATTGCTCGCCCTTTTGTTGCGGCAGACTTAACCGCTTCCAGTCCTAATGCAGCACGGACCTTGTCAAAAGTGTTTTCGTCAAGCTTTTCCTTGAGCACGTTCATATTTGCATACTGGTGAAGGTCCCATTGCACAACAGGCAAGTCCTCACCTTCAGAACCGGGCTCAAACTCACCAGTGTTTCTACTCTCAAACATGAAGAGAACCTTTGGCATCTCTTCTCCGTCTGGAACCATGATTAAAGGAATCTTTGACGTCTGACCGGAGTCATCGTCCTCATAAACAATCTCTGGAATCCACTTGCTCATTCTTAAATCTCCTAATTGATTATAATATCAAAAATCGAGATTTAAATACAGGTTCTGCGTTTCTAGTCTAGAAAAAGTCTACAATTGATTGAAGACCACTAAGCTTTGCGCCCATTACTTCAGCTAGCTCTTTCTTTCGTGCTTCTTTTTCTTGATCATCTTGACCAGATTCATCGATTTTCGTGATGCACAGGCCAACAAATTCTAGAAGCGTATTATGCCAGGCGTGAAATGCAGCATCAGCATATGAAGCAGTCAGATAACTTTTTGCAAGTTCTTTCTGATCATTGTCGTTTAACAGGTCATTAAACGCGTCGAGCGGGAAGACTTTCCTTACAGACGTGCTAAAGTTGTTTGGATAAGTTCCTTTTGCGTCTTTTGCTGCCTTTATTGAATTATAGACAACAACAAGTTTATCAAAAAACTCTCCAGCAGCACCGGTGATGTCTTGTTTTTGTTTAATCGCTTGAGTTATTTTGTCTTCATAAGGCTTAGTGTCAATATTTAAATCAATACTATTCGCATCGATCTTCTTCATCGTGTTGGGAATCATTGTGCTATACAGCGTTTTCCCATCAATTTTCGGATACACTAACGTTCGAGGTGGCTCGGCGACTGCCTCAAAAAGTAATGTCAGGCCGGTGCCGTTAAATGTTCTTGCTTCTTTTGTTTGTGCCGAGGTCGCAGTTGTGCCAGTTGCAGGTGTCAATAGAGCTGTTATAGAGGTGGGAAGAAGTGCCTTGACATCTGCGGGGGCGCCTCTTAATTCTGCGATTATGGCTTTTTTTGCCGGTTCAGTTGCAGCAGTAAGAATCTTGTCTGTGTATGCCGCAGCTTTTCCAATTGTGGTTTGTTGAAGTTCGTTGTACGTCTGTTCTACGTAATCAGTGAATTTCATATCCTTGGGTTTAGAATAGAGCCAAGTTAAAGCACGCAACGCGGCAAATAAACCGCCGACCTTGAAGCCATCTTTGATCCAATTCCACGCAACCTCGATCAAGCCTTTGCCCTTGGTATCGAACAGCTTGTTCTTGAACTCTGTGTCGATTGTTGTGTTATACAGATATTCTCTAATCAGCGATCTGACTGTATCGAGGTCGTGCTGTACATTCGTGTGCTTGTGCATTACAGATCCTTCTCATTCAATATACCAAGACGAAGACCATATCGCTTGCTCCTGTCCTTCATGGCACGAATGCTTTCCATTGCCTTGGTTATTGTGAACCTCTCCTTTCGATCGAGCCTACCCAGTCCCTTTCGTATGACATCGAGCTCATTGAGGATTCTATCCATCTCCTCAATGTAGTCAAGCGTTCCGTAGTGTTCTGGTTTTCTAGGCATCTTAGTTTCCAATGAGCTCGCGGATCTTCTTACGGTAGGCCTCGGTGACCTGCTGACCTCCGACCTTGATGGGCGGTGCCGTATTCTCTTCCTCACCTGGGCTACTAGAAGGTGTAGCGGTGGGTGTGCTTGGCGCGGCAACCTTGGGTTCAGATTGACCTGCGGGTTCAGACTTATCCTGCTTCATCGTGGTTGTGATTGAAAAATCACTTGGGTCCTGGGCGCGCGATCCGTCAACACGGCCCGACATTACGTCAGCAATTGAGCGAAGATATAGAATTGCTGATGCTGCCTCTGCCGAGTCAAGCTTATCGTAGTAGGAACGAAGCTGTGATTCAACTGCACTATCCTTTGTTGAGGGTGTGCCACGAAGCGTGTTTATTGCATCAACAAGAGAGTCAAATTTTGGTGAAATTTCTGCATCTGACTGAGGTTGCTCAACTGGCGTGGGTGCAGAATCAGCTTTTTCATCTGGAGGTGCAGGGGCAGGTTCTGCTGCAGAAGGAACGGGATCTTCCTCTTTCATGAAAGAAGACTTGCTCTTCTTGATATCAGCCGCAATCTTTTGCTGCTGTGCCTTAGCACTCATGTCTGCTCGCGCAGTTGCGACAGATTCTTCTGCGAGAACCTTAAGAAATGTCCTGAAGTCTGTTGATGACTTGATCACAAGTTTACTCATTGTTTGTCATCCCACTTGATTCGATTTTGCCAGCGCTCGCGATAGAGTTTATTGTAGATGCGCTGGGGCAGCTCGTCCTGTCCTGCTTGGTGTTCTGAAACGACATTGCGTTGGTCTTCTTCACGCTTGACAATGTCTTCCATAAATTTATCAAACTCAAAATCATTATCCATAATGCACCGCCTTTCCTTAATTATCACGCTTGGCACGAATAATTAAAACATCGTGAACATCTTCACCGATGATGACTTGTTCATATCCGACAGAAGTCAACATTCCTACACAGATAATGTCGCCCATGAATGCGAGTGACACCTTTACTTTCTTTTCCTTGACAAGTCTTCTAATCACTTCTTTGTCAGAAAATGATTTAACATAGAAGTCTTTATTGCTCAATTCGAATGTGAGGACATCGAGGTCGTGTATCTCATCACCGAAGGTGACTGTTAGGTGTGTCTCTTCACCACCCAGTTGTCCAGTCGAAATGATATCCTTCAGTGAGTCGCTCATCATTACTGTCATCTGCTACTTCCTCTGCGGGTGTCGGAATTGCGAACATTGCATCTCTAAAGATTTGATTTGCCATCTTAGTGATTCTTATGTCCTGTTCAGTTATGTCATTAAGCGCCTGTGTGTACGTCTCAACAAGGACAGATCCCGTGTTTGAGATTGTAATCTGAGGATGATGATCTATCTTATTCGCAAAGCGCATTAAGGCGCTGACAAAGAATGATGCTTGCTCGTATGATTCAAAATCAAATGACTTAATCAAACGTGTTGGATTAACTTCCTCATACCAGTCAGATTTTTTAGGGACAATTGGTGTATTCAGCCCTTCGCCTAAAAGGCCTTTTTTATTTAGGAAGTATAAAGCTTTCATAAAGAATTTTATCTCCTAATGTGCTCACGTATCAATCTTGTGATCAAACTTAGAGCAAGTGATTCGCTTAATGTCATTAACTGGTCAACAAGACGTTGATAATCCTTTGCTGTTGTAAGTGCCGGGTATCTACTGAGAAGACGTGCGCTTGGACCGTCCTCGAGAGCAACGTCAAAATCAGAGATAAATTCTTCTTTCTTGTCTGCGCTTAGATCCTTAAATACATTGATTATGTCATCAATTGTTTTGTTGACATCGTCAGTTGTGTATGATCTAACAGGTTCGGGTGTTGCTTCTGGCGCAGGCGCCATTGATGTTTGAGCAGGTGCTGCTTGCAGAGTCTTACGTGCACCTGTAAGATCTGTCAGGCTGTGTCTTGCTAGATCTTTTGCAGGTGCTTCAAGAGCCTTTAATAACAGAGGCGATTTTCCATCTTCGATGAAGATCTCCAGCGTTGCTTCAACAGCATCAGGATCGATAAGCATCTTGGCATTCTTCATAACTTTTGGTCCGTCAATCGTACTGCCCTTTTTAATCATTGCATTTGCTTGATCTGAAAGAAGTGACGAAATGTGTCGTAGGTTACCTACGAAATTTGATACATCCTTTGCTCGGCGGCCAGCACCAGGTTGATCGTAGATTTGACTGTGTTTTGTTCCTGCTGTGTCCTTGAAGAACTGTTTTGTTGCAGGATTGTCAACGATATTATCGTATACATCAAAAAGCTTGTTCTTAACAGACTTGTCTGTGAATGCTTTGATCATTTTTTCGCAGAAGTCATCGAATATTTCAAGAACTACAGTTGATGCTTCAGACATCTCATTAGGCACTATGCTGAATAGATTATCAGGTCCGCCCATCTGCTTTTCAAGCTTAGAATTTTCAAGAACTGAATTTTGAAATTCGGTCCAAAGAACGTCCTTTATCTTAGTAACAAGCGCATATTGGCCCTTGTCAATGATGTCCCCGCTTAACAGGATAAACATGACAAGCTCTTCATCAGACAAGGAAAGACCTTCCTCTTCAACAATCTCTTGTGCTGCTGTTAGTTTTGCTTGGAAATCTGCAGCACTCATTTTAAAGTTTTTGCCGCCGATCTTCATGCCCATATCGTAAAAGTAATTTTCTTGCCCGCGTGTCATCTGAGCTGCTGAACGTCGTACACGCTTCTTTTTAGCGATGTATGTTGCTAGAGCATCGGGGGTTATGCTTAACAATGCCTCAAGCACATTGCCAAATTTTGAATCTTCAATTACCTTAAGAGCGAGCGGTGAATTAGGAATTTCAACGCTAACTGTAACGGGCTTGCCACCAATGCTAATTGTGACAGTATTGGTTCCAGGAACAATACCCTGTTGCATGAATTTATCAATAACTTCATCATTAATGACATAGAGCTTGCTAGCTACATCTTTTGGATCGATAGCGTCTTGTGAAGCTGGATAGGTGTCTAGGACCGCATCTGTCAAAGTGCGCTGGAGAGTGGGCAACGAAGAGAGCAATGCGTCATGCAATGCAGCATCATTTGCTGCATATTTTAACATCTTTATCGCATTAGCGTATTTTGGACCCCATGAAGACTCAAACTGTGTGCCTGCAGATTTTTGGCTACCTAACGCTCTTAAAACTTCCTTGTATTGATCAAGAGAAAAGAGGTTCTTTTTCTTGCCTTCTGTATTGTAAGTAAATGTAACTCCGTAGCTTGGGATGCTAAAGACGATATCATTTCCTTTCATGCTTTGAGTCATCTCATCTAGCGCAGAATTGAAGGCATCTTCTAGAATTTCTGGTGTGATGTTCTCTTCACCAATTTTCTTTGTGATCGCAGCTAGAAGCTTATTTGCATCACCGACAGCTAAGCTGCTAAGAGGTAGTTCTACATTCTGTAACCACTCAGGTTGTGGGCCGATGTCGCCTAAACCTGCCAGATATTGAGCAGCGAAATCTGTCCTGTCTGTGCTTGTTGTATCTGCACGTGGCGAGCGCATCTTCTTTTGCCTAGGAGCCTCATCAGGAGTGGGCAGTCGCGAGGCCGATGGGACGTCAATTGAGCCCTGGATGTCTGCCATGTCTTCAGCAGGTGTGCTAGGAATTAACCCAATGTCTCTCTCGCCCTTGCCCTTCTTGCCGACTTTGACGGGTTGAGGAACTTCCTCATCACCAGCACCCAAGAATTGAGGAAGTTTTGCCTCACCGATGCTATGAGTTGTTGATGTCTTTCCCTGCTTCACTTCTTCGCTTTTCTTGATCAGTTTCTTAAAATTCTTGTAGAATTTCTTGATCTTTTCATCAGAAACATTCTTCGAAAGCTGCATTACGGCCTTTCCTAGCTCAGATTTATTTGTAGGAACAAAATTATGATCTTCAACAGGTGTTTCCGATGTTGAGATCTGTTGTGCCATTTGTGATTGTGGAAAAATTGGAGGTGCTGCCTTTTCAAGCTCATTCACGTTCTTTGAATGAAAGCTGCGCTCTTCATTGACAATTTCATCCACAATTTGCTCTAAAATTTTCTTGTTGACAATGACATGCATCGTTGGTCTACCTTTACATTTTAAATATCATCAAAAATCAATTCACAATGTCGTCATCGGGCTTTCTAGTAAACTTCAAGGGTTTATTTTTATGTTCAATCATGCTAGCGATAGATGAAAGATCTCTAATTGTTCTCACTTGAATAACAGCGATATATGACAAATCTTTTTCGTGGTCTTTGATTATGCTTAGCAATCTTTCATTTTCTATCTTTAGATCGGAAATGTTGTGTTCAATGTCAAGAATACCCAGAAATTCTTTGATGTGCTTGATAATTTTGGCAAATACGATCATATCTTTTTAACGCTCGACAAGGGATTGTCCATTTCGATAAGATCGAAGATAGATTCTGCATCGCTTGCTGAAAGCTGTCGTATGATCTTGTTGCGCTTGCGCATTGCAAGATCTTCAAGAATTTCTGTGATCGTAGGATCCTCAGCGCCGATTAACTGCCCGAATTCTTCAAAGACCTCTTGGATTGAAAGCGATCTCTTGAGACATGCAATACGAAGCGCTGCATGAGCATCTTTTGTCATATTGACATGTATTGACTTCTTAGCAGTAAAATCAATAAGTTTTGTTGTCGGTATGGGTTTACCCATTAGGCACCCGTTGATTTAACTCCAGCACCTGCAGCAATCGGAACATCAATCGTCTCTTCTTCGCCTTCGAGGTTAAAATCGAACTGCGTATCAAGTATATCAACCATTCTGTCAACGTAATCCTTACCCTTTGAACCGTAGTTCTTTTCAAGAAAGGCAGCAGCACGATTGACAATAACAGGCTCAACTCTGAGCAAGTTCTTGTAATTCATAACAAGTCTTGCAATCTTCTTAGTGAACGCGTCGATATCCAGTGGGGGCTTCGTGTCAACAGCCTCCGGATTCTCTTTAGGTGTTTCACTACCTGCAGGATCTGAGGTGACATCGTTAGGTGCTGCTTCTGGTTCTTCACCTTCAGCCTCTAATAGGAATCTAAGACTTCGAGATCTTAGTATCTCCATTATGATTTCATCTTCTGATGAATTTTTAATTGACTCACTTTCAAATCGAAGAATAAAGCTATCAATCTGGTCATCAGCAGAATCAAGTGCCTGCTTCGTAGCAGAAGTCATCTTTTCTAAACCGTAGAGATTTTCTACCTCAGCCTCGGTCATAAGCTTTCTCTGTCTTTTCATCTTAGCACCTGTGCAATTTTTTCTGCTTTCTTAATTCTATCATCAATGACATTCCAATTGAGCTCTTTCATCATGGCACTCGCATACATCCTGACATCTTTAAGATAGTCTTTATAATATGAGTGCTGCCACACGTCCATGACGATTACAGGAAAACATCCAATTGGCATTTCAATGCTGTGTAGATCGACTGCAGCATTCATGTAAGTCTGTGTAAAGAGATTGTAATACGTGATTGCCCAACCGCATCGAGAAGAAGCACAACATGCAAGAAAATCCTCCTGCCATTTGTTAAAGTCACCAAAATCTCTTGATAACTTCATGTATGCAAGTGAATCCATGCCTATTGCGCTTTGAAGATCACTAATGTTAGCGAAATAAAGCTCGTGAAGATACAAGGCATTCATGTTATAAGTTTCATCAATCTTTAACGACCGATACTCAGAACTATTGGAATTTGCATCTTGACGATCTGCTGTGTCAAGCTTGGCACTTATCTTGTTGAAGTTTTCTACATACCCGTGATAAAGTTCTTTATGTGCCCGCTTGGTTCCTGCGCTGAGAAACTCAGTGTTGAGATCATATGTTTTCTCTTGTGCAACGAGCGATTCGTTGATTGAATCAGGACGATCTAGGTTCAGCGAATTACGAACAATCTTAGCAACATCTTTGTTCTTAAGCATTATAGCCTCTGGTATAACTTAAAGTCATGAGAAGGAATTACAATTACCTTGCCGTTGCCACTTGATGCAGTCAGGATTACATCACCATTGACTTCATCAAAAGACACAGACGTTACTGTGTAAACTAGACGTGTTTGTTTGTGCATAAGCTTAAATCCTGCCGTAATAACAGGATCTTTTGCTTTGCCAACAAAAGGTGTAACTTCCATGTCAGATGTAAAATTTCCTTCCTTGGACTTGGGCTCACCTTTGGCCTTTTCTACGAGGCGTAAAATGTCTTCTGCTGCATATTCAATTGGCATATGAATAACTCTCTATTCTATAGATATTTACGAACTTTGATTCCTGACTTTTCAAGAATTTCAATTCCTGACATGTCTCGATATGCTTCACCGTAGACGACTTCGCTGATGCCTGCATTGACAATGGCTTTCGAGCACATTCTGCATGGCATTAATGTGACATACATGACGCGACGTTTTAAATTGTTGTAATCTAATTTAATAAGTGCGTTCATTTCTGAATGGATAAAACCTGACTCTCCATCCCGCTCAGACTCTCTACAATTTGGACCGCCCTGTTGATCACCATTGTAGCCCAAGGAGAGGACCTGCGTATTGTCACCTGTTACAATGACCGTTCCTACCTTGAACTTTTCGTCTGTTGACCGGCGAGACACTTCTCGTGCGATATTCATCCAAATCTCATCCCATGAAGGGCGCATTGTCACACCTTGTCAAAAATTGTTTCAATGCTTACATCAACTGGTAGGACGAAACCTGCAGCCTTTCTGTGACCTCCACCGCCAAATTTCTTGGCAATCTCACTGACATCTGCATCCTCATGGTGAGCGCGAAGGCTAACTTTCACTTGGCGCACATCATGATCCCAATACCAGATAATCGCATAGTCACACTTTGGAGAAAGTGCGCTTCCTATCTCTGACATCCAGTGAGGTGAATTGACAACAAGTACATCCTTGCCATTAATCTTCCTTGCTGTTGCATGCTTTGCGATCTTTGAAATGACTGTCTTTGAGTATGCGAGTATATATGCACCTCTCTCCTGCGCATCATCTACAGCAGAATCATCAAGATATTTGTCAAAATCTTCAAAAGAGAATGGGACCATGTCAAACGCAGCAGAAAATTCCTTGCTGTAGGGCATCTCCCATTTCCACAAGTCTCTATCCTCAATATACTTGATGAGACGTGGAGCATCTTTACCTGGATGGAAGAATTTCCACGCCAACATTGCACCGCTATGATTCATGTCGAATCGTGTGCAAGAGACGTCATGTAGCTCAATCATTGCAGATTTATGATGATCAATAACAATAAGTGAATTTGCGTCCTTGATCATTCGCTTTGTTGTTGAATTATCATATGAAAAATCAAGAATAGCAACATTCTTACCTGTAACGTCAGGTGCGGGCTCACCATACTTTGCTGCATGGTATTGAGCTCTGTCTCCCAATAATTTCCATGCTGAGTATGCAGCACCGAAGCCATCACTACAGTCTGCGTGATAGATGACAAAATTAACAGAAGAAGGTTCCATGAGCATAACCTTAATTATTTTCGTCTTTCAACTTTATCGTGTTATGATGGTGCCAACATCTTGGTTCATAAAGTTCTGAACCTCCAACAGTAATCTCTGCAATATCAGAAACCTTTCTCTGTGTGTAATAAGCATCTTCCCCGCATGCCATGCAAACTGCAGCACACTTTTCAATCTTTGTTGCCCAAGGTAACATTTTTTCAACTTCAGCAAAAACATTGCATGTCCCTGACATCTCGATAGAAGAGACAACGACTGTTTTGCCTTGACGAAAAAGCTGGATTAATGCATCAGCTGATCCGTCAATCATAAATGCCTCATCGACTGCAATAACGTCAGGATCAACAAATGCTACATGCCTAAGAATTTCATCACCTGTGCTCACAAGCGTTGCCTGCATCTTTCCACCATTGTGAGTAGAAATCTCATCTGGTGTGTATCTCCTATCGAGACGAGGCTTAAATGCCAGAACTCTAAGATTCTGGTAGCTAAATCTGTCGATTGCTGCAAGAAGCCGTGTCGTCTTAGACGACATCATCGGGCCACAAAAAATCGTAAATGATGGGCGTGTTGACATGTTATTCTCCCTTAATTTTCCACCAGGCAAAGGTATTAGCAAGGCCTGCGTCAAGTGTTGTCTTAGATGTAAATCCTAATAGGCGGTGGGCTTGATGCACGTGCGCATAAACATGATCTACGTCACCAGCCCGTCGAGGTGCATTTTTAATGTCTAAGTTTGTGAATGTTTGTTTAAAAATTTCAACAATCTGTTTGTTACTTGTCTCTACGCCTGTTCCAATATTGATAACATCACCATCCAGCCTTCCTGAATTCATTCCTGCAAGAATGTTTGCATTGACAACGTCTCCTACGTAAATCATGTCACGTGTCTGAAGACCGTCACCGTCAAACCTAAGTGTTTCATTTTTGGCAACTTTATCACACCAAGCTGATATTGCTGTTGAGTATGGTGAATCGCCACGCTGGTTTGGGCCGTATACATTAAAATACCTTAGAGAAACTGCATCAAGACCGTAAAGACGTGCTGATAGCTTTAGAAAGTCCTCGATAACGCTTTTTTGCCACCCGTACGGAGACTCTGGGTTTTTGGGTGCTGTTTCTCGAACAGGTAAAACATCAGGATTGCCATAGACTGCACACGAAGAAGAAAACACGAAACGAGGCTTAACAAGACACTTAGTAGCTGCTTCAATTAGAGAAACAGTCTGCAGGACATTATCATCTGTAGTTTCTGTTGGATTCTCAACTGAATATGAGACCCTGGGATTAGCTGCAAGATGAAAAATAACATCATATTTACCATCCATGACGCGTTTGCGAACAGATGGGTCATCAAATCCTCCCTCGATAAAAAGAACTTGATCTTGTGGACGCTCGTGCTCAACGTTTTCTTGATAAAAGTGTAATATACCTGTAAGGACATGACGCATGTTCAAGCCCGAGAGATTCTCAAGATAACCATTTGTAAGATTATCAACCACGTCAATTCTATGACCTAGCTTCGATAACTCATGAACCAAATTTGAGCCGATAAAGCCTGCTCCACCTGTAACTAAACAACGCATTTATTTCTCCAAGATGTGTGCCGAACCTAGCGTAACTGTATAGTGCACATTCGTGATGAACACGCCTAATTCTGACTTTATAGTCCGACCCAAGTCGCCCAAGAAATGTATGTCATGTTTGAATGTTGTTTCAACTTCTGATGATCGACAGACAATGTTAAGATTTAGCTCACCGTTGCGATATAACGCATGAACGAATGAAATACATGTGTCTTGTGCAAGGACAAACCTTCGCGATTCAGATGTTTGAGGCTTTTTATACTCATTAAGTCCATCGAACTCATTCCTAATCTTTTTGATGAGTGCAAGTCTTGTTTCGTTGTAGTAGTTGACTTCTTTGTCATAAGACAAGAAATCTTCATTGATTTGCTTAAAGTCGAGGTCAGACCACGAAAACTTTAAATTGATCTGTTCTTTCTCATTTGAGGCAGCGACATGGCTTGCTATTGTCGACCCAAGCGTATCGTAAGTTTTTAACTCATACTCAAGTAACATTCTAGAGAGAGTCGAATAATCACGGGTTACTGCACGATACACCAGCACATTTGGATAATCTTTGATTTTATCAACTTCTTGTTCAAAGATCTCATAAAGCTTGACAATAGTCTCAGGAGTCTGATATTCATCACCACGTGTCTTGATACGCTCAAGAATCACACGGAGCGGTGGCATAAATACGACCATAACATTGTTAAGATCATTTAACTCTTCTCTGAGAAGTTTTTGCCAAACTTCGACGTCACGCTTGTATTGAATTGCATAGCAGAGCATTGACAAAGTGCTTCTATCGTGGATATTCCAGCGGAACTTTGTATGTCGGTGAACGTCACGATAAGCCGATGTTTTACCTGCACAATCTGGTCCTTCAAAGAGGACTGTCCTAAGATTGAAATTCAAATCACACCTCGATCCTTTTCATCTTGAATGACGCTGAGGATGCACCCCAGCTTGGGTCAACTTCAACTTCTGCCAACCACATGGTAAAAGGTTGTGGTTCTTCCTTAAACTGGCTCCAAACTCTAATCTTCACCATGTTATTTGTATTATCGATTGCATTAATTAACGTGAAGTCCTTGCCTTTCTTGGTCTGCTTCTTGACAATGTCTTGAGCGCAGAACCACACGATTCCCTTATTACCACCCTTGAGCGATGAGATCGGTGGAACATTAGACTTCTCAATCTTCCTCATGATCTCGGGTGGAAAGACCAGATCTTCTGCAACGTCTGACAGGATTTCATAGGCAAACCTGATCTTCTCGACACGCGTCCAATCATGTAGATCATTCAACTCTAAAAGTAGATCTGCAACTAGATTAGGTTCTTTGCCGTGTGTCTTGACCCACTTCTTGAGTGCCATCTTACCCAATCCTGTTGGACCTTTCTTGAGGTCATCATAGCGACCGATGATGATCTCGTGAAGCTGCTTGTGATTCTTGACACGACCTGTCTTGAAATCCTCAAGTGATCCTAGGCCTTCAACGTAGATCAGAGATTCAAAACACCCCTTATTGAGCTTAGAATGACGCCATTCTCCTGCTTCATCAAAGAGCAAATCGTTGACTGTTTTGTAAGGTCTATTCTGCATAATTTCTTCAACAGCAGCACTACCTAGACCCTTAACTGAGGTTAGTGGTGGAACGAATGCCTGAATTTCTTCAGAATACGTCCATTCTGTTCCCGAGTAATTAATGTCGATCTGTGAGATCTTGTAACCAATTGCCTTAATCTCAGCAATTGCCTTGGCAAGCGCTTTAGGATTGCCTGTCTCGGACTGCAGGATCGTAGCAAGCCATTCCTTCTCGTAGTGTGTGTGCAACCAACCTGCGTAGTAAGAGTCAATTGCATAGGACACAGAGTGTGACTTGTTGAAACCGTAGACTGAGAATGCCTCGATCGTATCCCAGAGCGGACCTGTCACTTTCTCTGGGACATTGTGCAACCGTTGCGCACCTTCGATGAACTGCTTCCGCGCCGCCTCCTTCTCAGAAGACTTCTTGCCCAGCGTGTCCAGAGACTTCTTGACGAGTGTCTTGCGAAGTTGGTCAGCCTCGCCAGGTGAGAAACCTGCCAGCTTTTGAGCCAGCATCATGAACTGCTCCTGGAAGACGACGTAACCAAATGTCGGGCCTAGAACCTCCTGGATGACCGGGTGGTCGTACTTGATTTTAGAGGCGTCCTTCTTCGCCTGGACATAGAGCTTATGAACGTTCGCCTTGAGCGGTCCTGGACGATAGATTGCCGTCAGTGCAGCCAGCTCGCCAATGTTTGTCGGCTTTGCCTCGAGGCAGAACTTACGAGCCCCGTCAGCAGTGAACTGGAAGACACCAACGAATCGACCCTCGTGATAGACGTGCTTCCAGACCTTCGGATCGTCCTGCTTGACTGTCCGGCAGTTGAGATGCTCGTCGAAGAAGTCCTTGATCTGGCTGAATGTCGGGTTCTTGACACCCTGCTTGATCAGGATTCGCTTGATGCAGTTCTCTACGTCCTTGAGCAGCGTTAGACCGAGGAAGTCGAACTTGAGGAAGCCGTTGTCCTCCAGGTTACGGAAGTTCATACCCTCGGTCCATGGTGTCTGCAGCTCACCTCGGACGCCGATGATGGGCATCCCTTCAGCCAGAGCCTTGGGCTCGGCAACTAGCACACCGCCTGCATGACGACCGATAGAGCGGTTCTCCATGAAGAGGGCGTTAACGTGCTCCTCCACCTCGGGGTACTTGGTCATGAATGCATTGTAAGCAGGTGAGTACTTCATGCAGTCATCATGCTTCAGGACGAAGACCGACTTCTCCTGGTCGTCATCCTTCGCGTGAGGCATGACTTCATCCTGGAGAGGACCTGTGACCGCGTTGACCTCCTCGAACGGAACGTTGAAGAACTTCGCGACGTCCTTGACCAGTGACTTCAGCTTCAGGGTGTTGAAGTTGGAGACGGGAATGACAGCATCGTCACCGAAGAGCTCACGTGCCGCGTCAATAAGAACGTCACGATCACCAGCATCAGAGTCAATGTCAGGCCAAGACACACGATGCCGACCAAGGAAGCGATTCCAGAGAAGACCGAACGGAAGCGGATCGATCTGAGTGATGCCAAGTACATAGTTGACCAACGATCCTGGTGCAGATCCACGACCTGGCCCGAGGAGTGTCCGCTCCTGCGCCTTGTGGAAGATCTTGTTCATGGTGAGGAAGTAAGATGCGTGACCCAGATGCTTGATGTCTGAGAGCTCCTCCTTGAGACGCTCCATATATTCCGGCTTCTCGTGAAGACCCATCTCGATAGCGCGAGCCTTGACTAGCTCTGCCAGCTGCTGGAACTCGGTCTTCTCAGGTGTGCTGAAGACTGGAAGCTTGGCATGAGAATCAACCCAGACATCCTCACACTGTTGCCATGCGATGTCGTGTGTCCGCTCGATCGCATCTCGGACCAGTTCCTCATTACCCTTGTAGAAGTCATAAGCGTCTGTGTGACGATTGAACTCCTCCCACATCTGGTCAGCATTCTTCGGGTAGAGCTCGCACTTCAGTTCTTCGAACGACGGGAGAGGCTTGGGCTCCTCCTTCGCACCCATCCATGCCAGTTTCTTATAGAGCTCGCGGGTCTTCCACTTATCGGGTGTGGGATAGTGAGAGTCACACGTTGCCACGAGAGGAATACCTGTGCTCTTGTGAAGGTTGATCAGGTGTCGATTAACGTCGTGCTGAGCCTGAAGCTTGTTGAACTGGATCTCGAGGTTGAAGTTGTCGATACCAACCGCATCCACGAACCGGTCTGTGAGGTTCTTCAACTCTGCCTGGATCTCGGCATCGGACTTCTGCATTGCCTGACCACGGAGGACGCGGTTGGACATGATGCCACCGATGCAAGCTGTGCTGACGACTAGACCTTCACCGTGCTCCTTGAGCATGTCAAAGTCAATGCGCGGGAACCGGTAGTAACCTTCCTTAAATGAACGCTTGACAAGTGTGAAGAGATTGGCAAGACCCTGCTTGTTCTTTGCAATAACGACAAGGTGGTAACGACGCTTCCACTCGTCATCTTTGATGGCAAGAGCAGATGAGTCCTTAGTTTCATCCTCGTTCTCAATGACATGACCGCCTTCGCCTTCGTCATCTGCGTCAATGTCTGTAACTTCCTTAGCCTTCTTCTCAGATCTAGCAGCACGGACGGCATCGAGGTGGTCTTGGTACTGGACAGACCAGCCCTTAAGCGATGGGACGAAGTAGAACTCGACGCCGTTGAGCTGTCGATACTTCTGACCCGCCTTCTTCATCTTCTTGGCGTGCGACTGGGCGTGAGCAAGACCGCTGCCGTTGCCGTGGTCAGTCAGCGCCCATGCGTCCATGCCATTTTTAAGGACGAAGTCGATGTGCTGTGCAGGATAGCCGAGGCCATCCATTGTACTGAAGCCGGAGTGGGCATGAAGGCCCACAAACCTGCTGGGAGGTCGAATGATACTCATTTTAACTCACTGGTTGAAGAATTGTGTAAGATCAACGCCACGATTTTTAGCATCTTCCAGATATCGCAGGGGATTATAATCCGTGGAACCCAGATTGCGCCGGATGTCATTCCAGGACTTTTCCAAGCCACTATATAGGTCGTATTTCGGTGTCCAACCAGAAGCATCCCTGAACTTCTGGGAACTTAAGCGATGGTTACCCAAGTAGTCGGTTCCTGGGTGCCATTTTACCACACCTTTAAGATCCTTGCACGAAATCTCGCTCATCATCTCGACAATCTTGCCTGTATTCTCAGGCGTCTCCGCAGCGACGTTCCAGTCATCGTTCCAAAGCTCTTTATCGACAACAGTCGCAATTGCTTCGCAGAAGTCCTCGACGTGCATATAGTCCTTGATCTTATTGGGATCGAGGAACATGTCAATCTGCTGTTTGCTAGATGCAGCGCCATAGAACCCCTTTGCAATCAGCGAATTATTGTCACCCATGCCGCCGTAACAGAAAAGAGGACGAACGATCGACCACTTCGAGGCATGTGACCTGACGATATGCTCACCTGCAAGTTTTTGTGACCCATAAAAAGTCCTGGGAGCGATAACTGAACGCTCTGCAATAGCTGTCTTCTGGTACCGATCTGTGTCATAGATGACAGTTGTGCCAAGATATAACACTGCTGCACCTGCACGTTCAGCTGCTCGACTAATGTTGTATGTTCCCGTCACGTTGCTCAGAGTAGCTTCGCAAGGATTCAATGCAACAACGTCAGTTCCAACTGCTGCAGCGTTGTGAATGACAACATCGACCCCATGATACAGGAGCTCACGTGTCCACATGTCTTCAGAATTCTTATATACGCAATGCTCCCCTGTCTTGAGCTTATGCTCTAAGTGAAGCGCATCAGGTGAAACAACTTCATAACCAAAGTCCTCTAACACGTTAGGAAGATTAGATGCGATAAAGCCTCGATGACCTGTGATGAGTATTTTCATACTCTCATTATAGTCATCGAGGCCTTTATTTACAAGATTAAAGTGTCTTAACGACGCCTTCTGCGATTCGACTCTCTGAGTTCATCTTCGAAAAACATGATGCCTGTTGACTGGCGTAATGGTTCCCAAGGCTCAACCATGTCATCTTCGTCTAAGTCTTCACCCTTATTATGCATGCTCCACGCAACTGCATATGGATTCTTGATGCCTTTTTTGCCCTTTAAGGCTTTAACAACGTCTTCACCGCCTGGAGGGGCAACTTCTTGTATGAATTCTTCATCTTCGAAATCATTATCTGCTGCGTCATCTTCAATAGAAAATTCATATTCTGGTGAAAATGAATCATGTTCTGCAGTTTCGCCACGCATAGACTTATATTCATAGCCGATGTATTCATATACAGAATCAATCATACTACTTGCGACTGCAATTTTTTCCTGGACCCACTCATCGAGATCATCATTCATTCCGATCATATCGTGAATCTCTTTTGCTTGATTGCTCAGCATGTGGAGATTTGATCTAATCATTCCGCTCTCTTCTTCGGGTCCGTTGTTGTGGAATTTCATACCGTGTGCAGCTTCATCATCGTATTCCTGATCTTGACAGGCACATTCTCTAAGGATCATTTCCTTGAGAATCATTCTTCTTAAGTCGTTCTTAGTCATTTTGACATGCATGCCTCTATGCTTAAATATCATAAAGGCATGCATTATTTAATTAATCATGTCTCTAAAATAAGAGGATCGACTGCATCTTCTACCGGTTTCTCAAACGTATAGAAGCAGCCGCCCGTGTCATCACTTGTTAGTGTAAGAAAGATTGCTCTTGCGACGGGTGACCCTAAAGTCTCTTTGAGCTTGATATAATTCGGATCCTTTCTTACGTGTGCGGGAAGGCGATAAGACGACCTAATGGAGTATGAACTATCGTGTTTCACATACTTGAAGCCGATCTCTTGACACAGATCAATAAAATCCTCGTGAACAATAAAATTCACGTGCCCAAGATTCTTCTCGCCCTCAAGGCTGTGAAACTCAGTTGCGCGTGTATTCATTGGAAAACCAAGTACAACGCGGCCGCCAGGTTTTAGTGTCTCAAAGAGCGTCTGCATAACACCTGGAAGTTTGTCAGCATTAATATGCTCTAGAACTTCAGATGAGATAATCATATCCTGGCTGCCTTTAGGAACACTAAGGCCCTGAGTGACATCTTCGCAAAGAAGCTTTGCATCTTTGCGCCGACTAATCACAGAATTGTCAAGATAGTCCTTGCGAACGTCGACACCTGTGTACTGCGTCACCGTCATCTGCTGGATGAGAAAGTGATGTACACGTCCATTATAACAACCAAGTTCCATGAGAGCAAGCTTGTTATCTGTATTGTTCTTACCCAGTTCTGCAACACGCTTAACAACTGCGTTAATCAGGTAACTCTGCGAGAAAATGACAAACATGTTGTCAATGTAGCTTTCCTGACCTTGAACTTGGCATTTATACTGAGAGTGTGCCATTTTTCCTCCAATTACTCGATAAGGCCTGTGTAGTTACGCTGGACAAGACGACCCTCCTTCTTACAGTGAGTAAGATACTCACGAAGGTCGTCAAGTGATGTACAAACTGCAACTCCACTTGCTGAGAGCATTAGGTTGAACTTGGCACCGGGCGGAAGTCCTGCACAGAAGTAAACGATGGGCTTATTAAGCGCGTAGAAGTAACCCGCCTCCCAGATTGAACCCATATCCTTGTTACGGGTATTGCACACCATCCAGTCGCAGATGTCAAGGTGTTTGACGTTACCATCAAAGATCTGCTTCTGTGTATCATTGCTTGCAGTCGCCTCAGCGATTGCATAGTCCTTGGGAGAGAAGTAGTCAAGATTTAGGTCCTCGAGGACTGTCTTGATGTCCTCAACTTCCTGGAGCCACTCTGGAGAAAACCAACCGCTTGCGATATAGACGTTATTCATTCATTAACCTCGTAACTTATTATACTTGCGAGGTTAAAAATTACATTTAAATCCTTTTTGATAATCTAATTAGATTTCTTAGATCGTCTGCAGTTATTTGTTTTCCGTCAAGTTCACCAATAGCCTCTTTGATTGGCGTCTTCTTCACTTGCGCTTCTGCTTGCACAGGTGCTACAGGTTCTACATGTTGAATTTGCTGCCTAACAGGTGTTGCCGTGATAATAGATGCCGAAACTGCTGCTTTCTTGGGCGCAGGACGAACAACAGACTCAGCAACGACGCGAATTGAAGCCTCAAAGTCGGCATCAAACTGCAGTGGAACAAAGTAACGATCATCAACCATTACCTCGAGATTTGCATGATATGTCCCCTCTTTGAGAGTGTTCTTCATTGCAGGTACAACGAATAACACCTCGCCGGGGTGCGTTTGTTGTCCGGAGAAAGCGTAAGAACACTCTTTAGATTCAAACATCAGGCGGTATTTTGGTGTGCCAGGCTTAGAACCTTCGATCGACACATTGAACCGAAGCTCGTTGTCTTGATCGAGGTAAAGGGAAATATCACTCATCGTATCCTCGTTTAATCTTATACTCACCAATAACTATCTTGTATGGATCACTTTTCCTTGGAACATTATCTAGGAGATCAACGCTGATTGCGATCTTCTTCTCAAAGATCATCTTTGACATCTTATTGTACAAGACGTTATTAAGAGGCTGCTTATTAATCTCCACAAGCATGGCCGAAAGCTTATACACTTCGAAATCTTCTGCAAAAACAAATTGATCGTTACCTTTGTCAGTACTCCCAAGTGCGCGTCGTATGTCATCAATGGGAAATGTAAGAAATCCTGCTGTTAAAATGACTGCAGCAGATCCGCCAAAACCTCGTGTGAGCAATCGAAGCGGCGTAAATCTCGTATTCATCTTTAGAAGCTTCCAGTCACCTGGAGGACAGCAAGATTTTCAATCATGGAAATTGCCTGTTTGATTTGTCTATCGTAGACTTCTTCAATTGATGGTTTTCCACTTGCATCAAATAATGAATACGTGACAAGCACGTTTTTCCCGCTTTCGTCGTAGTATGTCATGGTCGAATCTTTCTTATTAAGCGTCCATCGACCTGCAGTCATGCCGCGTATAAATCGAATCTCATCGGCAAGATCTGTTAATTGATCAGTAACAACATTGACCTGCGTTGTAACTTCGTCGACTTGATGACTAACACCTGTTCCATTAACAGCATTATTAAATTCTTCTGCTGCGTAAGCAGGCCTGATGTCATCAAGGTCCCACAAGATTGTACCTGTAAAGTCATCTGGAAATTCAATGCTTGCTGCGTAAATTCCTGTTCCCGGGTATGTTTCATAGACACCCGTCTGTGATCTTTCTTGAACAGTCGAACCGGTGCTATCAATCAGGCGATAGCCCACAGATTCCTGCCGGCCCGCTTTAATCACACCAAAATTGACTGTTTTGACAAGTGTTGAAGGCATGATCAATCACCTTCTTGCTGAGGTTCTTTAACTTCCGCAGTAGCTCGACGGACGACAGACAATTTTTCTGGGCGGACGCCAGGTTTTCTATTGCGTCCATTAACAGGCTCTTGGCCGTCCTTGATCAACTCTACAACTTCTTCAACACGCTTAAGATCAGCTATTGAGGCATCCCATTGCATTTTAAACGTGCTGAGTGCCTCTTCTGCAGCATCTGCTTTTCCCTTGGCGAGCAGAGCTTTGTCACGAAGCTGTGTGACTTCTTGTTGTGCAGTCTCTTCAAGTTTATCTATTGTTGCCCACATGATAATCTCACGTTCTTCTGTGGGTTTTCCTAAACATGACTTTCTACATGCCTTAATCAAGGCCGACATTTTCTTCTGTAGTGCGTTTAGCGTGTCATGTGCAAGTGCATCTTTTTCTAACGATTTTACTGCAGCTGTTCTAGCTTCATCTTGTGATGAAGCATATGACTTCCCGATAGCTAAAACGTCATTAAGTAAAATTTTATCCATGACATTAATCTATAACGCAAATTTGTTTTTTAAAACGTCATCGTCTAATACGTTCAGGTCTTGACCCAGGCTTCCTCTTTTCCCAAATTCTTGTAGGTTTAGGTCTTTCAACCTTAACGTATTGCGTGCCATTTGGACAACCTGATTTGACCCAATGTACAATGTCAAGTGCTAAATTTCTATCAATTTCCAGATTCATATTTTGTGCAATAGCAAGTAACATATTACATCTGACGTCATCTTTATCTCTGTGATTAAACCACGCGATCTCTGCTGTTTTTTTGAGTGATTCAATCTTCTTTTCAAGATCGTCAGTAAGCACCTCTAATGGCTTAGTGTGCCGCTCATCGTCAAGATCAATGTCGATGCCAATTTCAATCGCAATTTCTATTATTCTTCCTTCATCGCCAGCTGAAGCTGCAACCATTGCATCTCTATACAACGACACAAGATATTCTTTTTCTTCATCTGGCAGACTAGATGTTCGATCAGGATGAGTTTTAAGGGCAATTTTTCTAACGATCTTTTTTAGATCTACATCCAGATTTACATCATCGTGCACATCAGGTGTAGGCAAATCAATTTGATTCTCATTCCGTGCTGCGGGCTGTATTTGCTTGCCCGCGCGCGCGAATACCTCAAAAATAGCGTTACTTAATTCCCATCTAGCATGCGAGTGATTATCTTCGTGATCAGCAAGCTCTGCACGAAGATATTGCAATTTTAGAGTTAATTTCTTAAGCTTTTTTGAGGTATCCACGTCAGTTATCTATTTCAAAGAGTCTTTGCCCATTTGATTGCTGTAATTGCAGATTTGACAAGAATAACAGGCCATTTCCATGCTCCGCGAATGTCATCAAAATGTGACTTTGCCTGGGATGCGATGGTGTTCTTGAGATTTTTATCGCGTGTGAGCTCATTTTGACGTTGGAGCGTGTCAATTTCTAGAACGCTGTATCCTACAAAAGCTGCACCGCCTGTAACATATGAGATGAGAATGCCGATGAGAATCTGTGTCATGTTTGTGTCTCCTAATATAAATATCACAAAAATGGGCCGCATACTTGCGTATGCGGCCCAAAGTTGTGCCTCAATTAAGAGGCATGCGGTCTAAACCGCGAGCTACTAGAACTCGCGGAAACGGACCACGTCGCCTGCCTTGAGGGCAAACTTGAACTGGACCTTTCCTGCATTGGAGAAGATGAAGTCCTGGTTCCATACCATCTGCTGACCGTTGAGGTACATGTCGTAGTTGACAGCTGCCTTGCCCTGGGGCATGACAAACTCGTCGCCTGCGTAACCGGTGAGGTCGCTGTCCATGGCGAGGTCTGGGCCGTTGGGGATCACTGCCATGAAGACCTTGGTTGCCTGTGCAGCAATCTTGCCAACGAGGGTGTTGAGCTGGGTCTGGAGATCAGCGTCACCTGCAATGCGTGCTGCTGTCTCTGTTGCGAGATCAGCTGCAAGGCTTGCCTCTGCTGCTGTTGCACGTGAAACCTCGGCTGCGAGGCCTGAAGTGAGGACGCCCTCTGCTGCGGTAGCACGTGAAACCTCGGCTGCGAGGTTTGTGGTGAGGACACCTTCAGCTGCTGTTGCGCGAACAACTTCAGCAGAGATGTCTGAGGCGAGACCAGCTTCAGCTGCAAGTGCACGTGAAACCTCGGCTGCGAGATTCTGTGTGAGAAGAGTCTCAGCTGCTGTTGCACGAGTGATCTCTGCCTGTAGCTCTGCGTAGTGACCTGTCTCGACGAGCTCGAGTGCTGCGATGTCTGCAGCAAGAACAGCCTCGGCAGCCTGTGCACGTGTGACCTCTGTTGCGAGGTTTGTAGTGAGGACACCTTCAGCTGCTGTTGCACGGCTTACTTCGGCTGCGAGGCCTGAAGTGAGAGTAGCCTCTGCAGCGGTAGCACGGCTTACTTCGGCTGAGATTGCTGAAGCGTTTGCAGCCTCTGCAGCTGTTGCACGAGCGATCTCTGCTGAGAGGTCAGAAGAAAGCTGGGCCTCGGCTGCTGTTGCGCGAGCAGCTTCTGCGGAGATTGCTGCATCGTGTAGAAGGTCGGCTGCTGCGCGGGCTGCTGCTTCAGTTGCAATGTCAGCTGCGAGGCCTGCCTCTGCTGCAGTTGCACGTGCGATCTCGGCTGCGAGGTCGCCTGAGAGATCGGTGTAGCTGGAGTCGGCGTAGGCGATTGCATCGAGGTGTGCCTTGTTAAGAGCACCGATGAGGCCTAGATCCTTTGCCCAGCCCTGTGCACCGAAGACAG